CGAATTGCAACAAGTGATGCGCGACGCAACTGGGATACTGGTATCAGTAGGCACAAAAAAATGGGGAAGCCGAAGCCTCCCCGTAAGATGTTAGAACAACCATTCGTCTAGGTCGTCGTCTTCATATCCCGCCCATTCTGATAGGGCACGATTATCGCGTTTCTGTTTTGCCTTATCGACTATTTTGCCAACAATACCGCCAACAGGTTGCCATGTATCAGGTTCACGTTTGACAAACACGTTGTTCATTCTGGCCTCATTCAAGGCCGCGTCAAGTCTTGCATATTCACGTTTGGACATATTGTTCCCTCCAAGGTTGATTGGGGCAGACAATGCCTGCCCCTGATATGTTATCGTTTGATTGACAGTGTATCGAATACTGTCAAGATTGCCTTGCGCGTTGGTGTGTAATCTTTACCCAACTCAACACTGTTTTTCTCAACCCAATTTTTGATATTGGTTATAAGTTGATCGCGCATCTCAATAGTGGTTAATGACTTGGCCTCTTTTAGTGTGGCTTTGCCGTCTTCAACCGTTTCGATCTTGCCAAGGTTGCCGTTGGTGTCGGCGTATACCTCTGGTGCTTGTCTAAGCATCAAAGCGTTTTTAAGGTCTTTGATTGCTGAACCCACGGCCATTGTATCATGGGCGCGTTTCTTATCTTTTAGCACCGTCTCGAATAACTCTTTTAGTTGAGTATATCCTTCTGGACTAGCAGTTGACTTACCAGACGCAAGGTTATTCTTGGTAGGTGAAACCGTGTCAGTCCAACGCATATGTTTTGCCGCGTTGTCAATGTGGGTTTCAAATTTGGCCTCGCCGTTGAGCTTAGAATTCCAAGCGTCTTTGATTGATTTAAGCGCAGTAGTATTGTTAAGAATATTTGACATTGTATTGTCTCCATAAAAAATCGTAGGTCTTAATAGCTTCATTGCCTGCCTTCGATATAATCTTTATGCCATGATATAACGTGTTAGACAATAGATAGAACCGCACTAGATGGCACTGGATGGCATTAGATACCATTTAGGGATATCCCTAAATCGAGCATACGTTGACCATACCCTACCCCCACCCCCCGCGCTGTCATGTGGGACTCCGTGTTACGTGTAGTAATACTAATATGGACAAATGAATTGCTATTTTTTGAAAACCCCCCACCCCTTTTTCAAAACCCTTGTCAAAAAATTTTTTGTACCCTATTATTACGTTATCGGTTACCAACCTGCGACGTATTATGACAATGAGTGCCACTCCAGAACTAGGGATACCCCTAGAAGATGAGGTTAAGAAGATACCTCTACCAGAGCGTGCATCAGCGCTGGGCAAAACCGTTGACGAATTAGAGAAGTACGGTGTTGACCTCGAACCTGACGAGGTAGACAAAGAAGTTGCGGCGACTTTAGCCACTGCATACGCGCAAAACCCTGATAAAACGTCCAATAAAGTCACAAATAAACGTGCTGCGGCCCTAACACCCGCGTCTGTGCGCCTAACGAGCAGTATTATCGACGAGTTTAACCACTCTGTTGTCGAATCTTCCAAGCAATTACGTAATTTGGTGACTAATAAGCTCGTGATTGAGTCCGAAAACCCTGATCCTCGTGTGCGTATGCGTGCACTGGAGCTTTTGGGTAAGATTTCAGACGTAGGGTTGTTCACAGAGAAGTCTGAAGTGACGATTACACACCAAACTACGGACGATATTAAGGAAAAACTGCGTGGTAAGCTCGCAAAACTGGTAAATCCAGCGCCAGAAATCGAAGATGCCGTGCTAGTACCCGCCGAAGACCTAGATGTGGACGAAGAATTTGGGTTCGACGATGATGAATGACGGTTTGGACTTCAACGAGGCCGATATTGAGGTCATGCTAGCTAACTTAGACGCGTTTAGCACCGAAGAAGTAGCCGAAATTGACCGTATGGTGGACGAACTACACACCAGAAGCACTAACAAAGCCGCGTATGACGACCTCATAGAGTTCTGCAAGTTGATGATGCCTGATTTTATAGTGGGTAAACACCACCGCATTCTTGCAAATATGTTGATGGGTATCGAACGAGGCGATAAAGACCGTGTTTGCGTGAATATACCCCCTAGACATGGTAAATCACAGCTTGTTTCTATCTTCTACCCTGCGTGGTTTTTGGGTAGAAACCCGGGTAAGAAGGTTATGATGGTGTCACACACCACAGACCTAGCGGTAGATTTTGGGCGTAAAGTACGTAACCTGATCGCTACAGATCAGTACCGTTCGATATTCCCTACAGTTCAATTAGCACAGGATAGTAAGTCAGCAGGAAGGTGGAATACGAATGTCGGGGGAGAATATTATGCGTGTGGTATTGGTTCTGCTTTGGCTGGTCGTGGCGCTGACCTATTGTTGGTGGACGATCCACATTCTGAGCAAGATGTAATTAACGGAAACTTTGGTGTGTTTGAGAAAGCATACGAGTGGTTCACATTCGGTGCTCGCACACGTTTGATGCCCGGAGGTCGTGTAGCGATTATACAGACGCGTTGGCACATGGATGACCTGACAGGGCGTGTTGTACGTGACATGACACAGAACGAACGTTCGGATCAGTACGAAGTGGTGGAGTTTCCTGCCATATTAGACGTGCGCAACAAGAAAACTAAGAAGGAAGTACAGAAGCCTCTGTGGCCTGAGTTCTTTGATTTGGAGGCGTTGCTTCGTACCAAGGCGTCGATGCCTACGTTCCAGTGGAATGCGCAGTACCAGCAGCAGCCAACCGCGGAAGAAGCAGCTATTGTTAAGCGAGAGTGGTGGCAGGAGTGGACACACGAGACGCCGCCGTCCTGTGAATATATTATCATGTCGCTCGATGCCGCAGCCGAGAAGCACAACCGCGCAGACTATACAGCGCTTACCACATGGGGTGTTTTCTTGAACGAGGAAACCAATGCTTACAATATTATATTGTTAAATAGCATAAAACAGCGTATTGAGTTCCCAGAGCTTAAACAACTCGCAATGGAAGAGTACCAAGATTGGGAACCAGACTCGTTTATTGTGGAGAAGAAAAGTTCTGGGGTGGCCTTGTATCAAGAGATGCGGCGTATGGGCTTACCTATATCAGAGTATACCCCTCACAGGGGGTCTGGAGATAAAACGGCACGTCTCAACTCTGTAGCGGACATAATTGCGTCCGAGCTTGTATGGGTGCCGCAGACTAGGTGGGCAGAAGAAGTTGTCGAAGAGATTGCAGGATTTCCATTTATGAGTAATGATGACCTTGTGGATTCGACAGTTATGGCCCTCATGCGGTTTAGACAGGGAGGATTCATACGCCTACCGACTGACGAACCAGACGAACAGCGGTTCTTCAAACAGCGCCGAGGCGGATATTATTAGGGGATTTAGCTATGGCTATTGAAAAAGGATTATACGCAACCCCAGAGGGTCTTGAGGACGGTCTGGAAGGTGTGGAAGAGATGGATGTATCTGAGTTGGAGATTGAAATAGTCGATCCTGAGTCAGTTACTTTAGCAGACGGCGGCATGGAAATCACCATAATCCCCGGTGACGAGCTAGATTTTACCGAATTTGGTATGAACTTGGCCGAAGTTCTGGATGAGTCGCATTTGCATGAACTCTCCAGTGATCTCGTAGGTCAAGTAGAGACAGATATAGAGGGTCGCAAAGACTGGGCAGACACATTTGTCAAAGGTTTGGACGTTCTAGGCTTCAAATACGAGGAACGTATGGACCCTTGGGAGGGTGCGTGTGGTGTAAACTCTACAGTTCTTGCAGAAGCAGCGATCAGATTCCAAGCAGAGGCGATGTCAGAGACATTTCCTGCATCAGGACCAGTAAAAACAAAGATTCTTGGTGAAGAAACCAAGGAAAAAGAAGAAGCCGCAGGTCGTGTAAAGGCCGACATGAATTACGAACTTACCGAAAATATGATTGAGTACCGCCCAGAGCACGAACGGATGCTCTACAGCCTCGGATTAGCGGGTTCTGCGTTTAAAAAGGTGTATTTTGATCCTAATTTAGGCCGTCAAGCCGCTATTTATATCTCCGCGGAAGACGTGATTGTGCCTTACGGCGCGTCGAATATTGAGTCTGCAGAGCGTGTAACGCACGTAATGCGTAAGACTAAGAACGAATTGAAGAAGCTACAAGCTGCAGGGTTCTATAGAGATATAGACCTTGGAGAGCCAGAACCTTACCACACGGACATTGAAGAGAAGAAAGCCGAAGACGGCGGGTATTCGCTTACTAATGATGACCGATATGCTGTTTATGAGATACACGCTGACCTGTTGATTGATGGGATTGATGATGACGATGGGATCGCTCGTCCG